ATAAAAATAAGATTTGGCAAAAAACGCGCACACTAATCTGATATGTCATCTTCAATAAATGATTTCAAAGCTGCTATAATTAGAAATGGTGGAATTGCCAAACCTAACCGTTTTCATGTAACGTTTGCGACCCTACCGGGGTCGTCGCAAAGTACATCAACACGAGACATACCCTATCTTTGTGAGTCAGTTAGTATTCCTGGAAAACAAATAACTACTCTAGATTATGATATTGGCACTCGTCGTCCACTTAAAATACCAACAGGATATATTGAAGACGATGTTACGATGACATTTATTGCGACTAATAATAATTTTATTAAAACAGCAATAGACAAATGGATGCAAAAAATTATAAATGTTGACTCGTACCTGCTAACTTCTAATTATAGTGACTATAAGACCGAAATAGGTATTACTCAACTAAATGAACAAGACAAAGAGGTGCATACAGTTACATTAGAAGGTGCCTATCCAATTACACTAAACGCCATGGAATTAGACAACAGCAACGAATCTACTTCACAAAAAGTAACTGTAGTATTCACATATGATAAACTGAAAACAAATTCAACTATAAATTATATTGGAGACTTTCCAACAAACCTTAATAGCTTTATTGCCTAAACGATAAATAAAATACATTATGCCATTACCAACACTCGAATCACCAAAATATATATTGACTGTTCCATCTACAAAACAGTCAATTGAATATCGTCCATTTCTTGTAAAAGAAGAAAAGATATTGCTCTTAGCGCAGGAATCAAACAGCTCATCTGAGATGATGTCAGCAATCAAAGAAATTGTAAAGGCTTGTACATTTAATGTTTGCAAGCCAGAACAGTTGACGTCATTTGACTTGGAATATATTTTCTTAAAACTCCGAGCGAAAAGTGTCGGCGAAATCAGTAATATCCGCTGCAAGTGTGATCACTGCGAAACCTATAATGAAGTTTCGGTAAACATTGATGACATTGAAATTACCTGGCCAAAAAATGAAGTCAGCAATAAGATTATGTTGACTGATAAGATTGGTGTAATTTGTCGTCACATTTGTGTTGATGATATGTCATCTATCATCTCCGGATCAGAAGTTAATGTCGACACAATAACAAATATGTTGATTGCTTCAATAGAGTCAATTTTTGACGACTCTGGAATCTATAAGACATCCGAGTCGTCGCGCGAAGAGCTGTTAACATTTGTAAACAGCTTGAGTCGAGCACAGCTTAATAAAATTGAAGAGTTTATTTCAAATTCTCCAAAACTACAACATTCACTTCAATTTGATTGTGTAAGTTGTAAAAAAGAAAACAACATTACACTCGTAGGAACACAGGCTTTTTTCGAATAGCCCTCTCACACGAATCACTGTCTAATTATTATCAAACAAACTTTGCACTGATACAACATCACAAATATAGCTTAACTGAATTAGATAATATGCTGCCGTGGGAGAGGGAAATCTATATTGCAATGCTTATAAAACACATACAGGAAGAAGAAGAAAAACGTAAAAAATGAACGCAGAATCGGCACTAACACAAGTCGTAAAGGAATTACAGAGTTCAAACCTGTCTCAAGATCTCATACTTGACACAATTGACAACTATGACTTTACGCTTGCGTCGACTGCTGCTCGTGAAAACACTACAGAGGTTCCAGGTTTTCTAGATAAACTTGTAAACGTCGCAACTGACCTTCAAGACAAATTTAAGGTGCTCATTCGTTCGAATGTGGTGCTATCAAAGCGGCTTGATGATAGCAAAGTAAAAGAAGCAACAGTTGAAACTCCAGATTTCCTTGATCGACTTGTAAACATTGCGGTAGATTTAAAAGATAAGTTTGACGTCCTAATACGATCAAACATAGTGCTTGCAAAAAGGTTAGAGGGCAACAAACTTCAGGAGCGTGAAAATCGCGATGAATTACTTGACACCCTTGAAGATCTAAAACCCGACAAAACCCGTTCGAATACAGATAGAGACTCTAAGTTAGAAATGCCAGGCGGAATTTTTAGCGGCATACTATCAGCCGCCGCGCTGTTGGCCGGCGTTGCAACTGGGTTTATAACTCAACTCACATCTACGTTATTTAGCGTTCTTGGAGAAACAAAACTTTTTAAAAAAATTGGTGGCATCTTTTCTACAATTGGTCAATTTTTTATAAACATTGTAGCTCGACTAAAGGCCTCTCCGTTACTTACTGGAGTCTTTACTGCTATAGAAAAGATTAGTGAACTTGTAAATAAATTTAAGTCTAGTAAGCTCTTTACTCTGCTCGGTAAAGTATTTTCTATATTTGGAAATTCACCAGTTATTAAAACTGTATCTAGTGTTGTTGGGGTTGCTGGAGAAGCATTCTCTGTAATAGGGGAAATATTCTCAAGTATGTTTAGCTTTTTTAAAGTTGGAATGAAAGCTGGAGGAGGTCTTGTAAAAATGCTTTCATCATTAGGTAAAATCGTTGGTCCATTTTTAAAAGTTTTAGGTTGGCCATTAACAATAATAATGGGAATCTATGGCGGAATAAAAGGAGCAATTGCCGGCTTTAAAGAAGGTGGTTTAATTGGCGGCTTAAAGGGACTTTTTGTAGGCGTATTTGATGGCTTAATTGGCAGTTTATTAGATTCAGTAAAAGATGGAATATCCTGGATATCTGAAAAACTAGGATTTTCTGAGTTCTCTAAATTCTTGGATGGCTTTTCATTTACAGAATTATATTCTAAGTATTTTATCGATCCAATGTTTGCGGCAATTAAAAAAGTTGGTGAGGTTATCAGTGGCATTCCAGGTATGCTCGTTGATTTTTTCACTATGCTGCCAGAAAAGTTGGGAGCATTATTTTCAGCTGCTGGAGAGGGCATTACTGGCGCAGCTGACAGTCTTGCAAGTTCGATTGACGAAATGCAACGTGCAGCAATACGGTCAATATTGCCCGACCCAAATGAGGAGCTTTCTAAATTCAATCCCAAGTATTGGGTACGTAAAGCTATACCTGATAGCATTTATAAGTATGCATACGACACAACAAAGAAGGAAGAAACGGCATCTTCTGAAAAGACAGCATCTTCTGAAAAAATTACAACGGCATCGACTGCAAATAACTTTACCGAGTTGACTAAAACCGAAAAGGCAATGGCTGCTGGCTATGGTTCTTGGGATGAATATAAAGCAGCGGGGTGGGAATGGAAAAATAACTTACAAACAGTGCCTCCAGTTGCCGGAAATATGCTTGCCGCGGCAGGAAATGTTTCAGCGGTTGCACCGACAGTGGTTGTAAACAACAATAATGGAGGCAACGTGAGCAATATCAGCACGAGCAACGTAAATAATAATGCTGCAGCAGCAATGCCGATCATAACTGGATCTGCAATGGGCTATTGATTTGTAATTCGATGATAGACAATATCATCAAATTCTTCAGGAGTCTTTACGCCTGAAAAGCTATGCATAATTTCACCACGTATATTATAGCATAGCGTGTGAGGAATTCCAGTTATTTTATACTCAAATATAAGTGGTATATTTTCCTCTTTATCAATATCAACGATTTCTAAACCAGTCGGCGTGCGCTCACAATAGTCACGAAGTGTTTGCAAGTGACGCAGACAATCTATACAGTTTAGATATGTAAAGACTTTTATTAAAAATATCATATGTTTATATATGAAAAATCGGGGATAAGACGTCTCCTATCCCCGATTTGTTTTAGACTGTTGTTCTATTAACCGCCTTGAGCAAGCTTAGCGAAATAGCTGAGCGAGTCATCATCGTCATCGTCATTGCTTACAGAGCCTTCAAACTTAGAAGCGCTTGTTACGATTTCCTCGGCTGGCTTGTATGGAGCGACTGGAGCTTCAGCAACTGGTTCACTTGTCATTGAACCGCCGAGTGCTTCAGCTCCAAGTACCTCTACAAGCTTACGCTTGAGTTCTGCATAGGATTTGTAATTTGCAGGATCGACAAAGTCTTTGAGAGAATACAACGAGTTGTATGTCTTTTCGAGTTTGGCTTCGTCTCCTCCAAAAAGCTCAGATGCGCTTTCAAATTCAGACTTGTCATAGTTACGATAGCCTTCAAAGTTACGAATCTTGAGCTTAAAGTTTGCACCAGTCCAAAAATCAAATGGATTTACAGGAGTCTCGTCTTGAAACTGCGGCTGCATAATATCCATAATCTTGTCAAAGATTTTCTTGCCAAATTTGTATAAGAAAACTTTGCCTTCATTGTCTGGATTTGCTGGATCACTAATCACTAGGATATTACTCACATAGTGCAAGCGGCGTTTACGCTCACGGGCAATCTCCTTGTCTTTCTCATTGCCGCTGTTCCAAAGCACGCTGTTAATTTCAGCGACTGGGTCAGTTTGGCCAATACTCGTAAGAGAGTTTTCAATATACCAACGTCCAGTTGGTCCCTTGAACCCATGATCCCAAAAGCGTACCCATGGCAGGTCTTCTCCATCTTTTGCAGGCAAGAAACGAATGACAGCATAGCCGTTTCCAGCTTTGTCCACAACTGGGCTCCAGATGCGATCGTCTCCATAAGAAGCTTTTGGTGTACTTAATTTTTCCGCAGCTTCAACAAGTTTATTGATGCTCGCTGCCCGATTTTGTTTTAGTTTGTCGAATGACATAGTTTTGTATTGCAGTGTATGTTGTTGTATTGTTTGTGTGTTATAACGCTACATGTGTAATATAACATGTTTTCAAGAGGATGTAAATGTTTTTATTACGGTTTCTCGAAACGATGTCACGTCTCCCATGTGTTGCACTATAAATGGTTTGTATTGTCTGATCTGTGTGGTGACGCCTTGCAGCGTTCCAAGTGGATCAGAGTTGTTTTTACTTATATTCTTTGTGTAGTTGCACAAGACGTCAAGTATTGTTAGAGTCTCTAGTGAGACGCCACTTCGATGATAGACCTCATACAAGGCACATTGCCCGCCCTGTACTTTAAATAATTCGTCAAACTCTCCTTTGCAAACGTCTCGCAAAAGCGCCAACTCAGATTTAAACATATAGGAAAGCGCTTGCATTTTGCCAGTCCATTGTGTCAGGACTTCGTCAGTCATTGTGCCAATCCATATATTTCCAGCGAGTGTGTTTGACAAGAAGTATCGTATGACGTCTTCACGCTTCTGATATTTTTTAGCTAGCTTTTCAAAGAAATAGCGGTCTCGTCTGCCGGCAAATGTGCTTTCCTTTAATCGCGGCCCCTTAAAGTTAAATTTAAAGGCATCATAGGAGCCTTCACTAAAATGCAATTTTATGGCCATGTAAATTGACCATGCATCATAGCCATTCACTCTAGTGCTGAGAACCATATTTAAAACAGGACTCCAGATGACCGAGGTAGGAGATTGTTTCTCATTGCCTCGGCTTCAAGTTTTTCTTTTAGACTGCCGACAATCAATTTAGACACTTCGTCAGGCTCAACTCCAATGCTGTCGCAATAATCAATAATTGCTTCTAGATAGCCCATGCTCAGTGATCGAACTCGGCTTTCAACTTGAAGTGCAAATTCTTGTTTTGTTAATACTTTTACTGGTAATTCTTTTTCAGACATATTATAATTTTTGTTCACTTACTTTTACGATTACTGTGCATTCATTTATGCGACCATTTGGTTTTTTCTTTTTAGTTTTTATAGAGTCGAGAGCTTTAAGCAGCTGTTTTGGTGTTGAACTTAAAACAGCATTTAGAGTCTCTTTAGGTTTTCTTAGAGTCGTACAAAAACTTCGTGTGTCGTCAAATCCTTTTACAGAAGTGCCTTTAACTTCAAAACCCGCGGCGCCCGATGCAAAATATACACTCAAGCTTCGAGTCTTGGTATTGAATGTACAGAGCAATTGTGAAGTTGGAATGCGTGTTGGAGACACTGAGTCAAGACTCCAGTCAGCTGAATGTTGTTGATATTTCAATCGAGCAACCTGTTTGCTTGCGTCTTTGACCTTCTTTGCACGAGGCTTGCGATTAGAATTTTTAATCTTTGCATGATTACGAACGTCAGAGATCATGCTCTCGAGTGATTTTACAATCTTGCGAAGTTCAGATTTTGGAAAGTATGCGTAGCCTTCAACGAGCTGTTCGTCTGTACGCTGAAGCGCTCCATTATACTCTTCATAGTTTTTTTCCAACCAATCGAGTATGGTCTTGCAACCTTGTGCGGGAATCTTTGAGTCCCTTAGGGTAGCAGACATATTAAACGACGCATTTCCTGAACGAGACTGAGCCCATTGATCTACAGTTTCTTCAAGTTGTGAAACTATTTCTTTGTGCACCCGTTCACGTATACGATCAAGTGGGCTTGGCATAGGAGCTTTGATCTTTTGTGGGTCATCAGTCTCTTCACCAAAAGAAGTATTTAGCAGCGCTAGTGCTTTGTGCAACTCACTGCGAACAACGTCAGCGTCATCCTTTGGGATTGGCGGCTCATCATGAAAAGGCAGGGTCTCAAAATATTCTGTTGCATGAGGGTGAATGCTTGGCATGCCTCTCATCATACACCTCACAAGCTTTCCAACCGTACTAGGCAGCACATTTGGATGAGCGTCTTTAATTGCAGAAACCTCAACTTTACTATAACCATTTGCTTTCATCCAATCAAGCACCATAGGCTTCATTGACGCGCTGTCTAGATAATAGTTATAGAAATTAAGAGCTCGTGCTCGGGTCTTATAAAATTTTTCGACCGGCCAAGTTTTCCATCCAGCCCATTCTGGTTCATCTCCGGTCCATTTCGCGTCAGGGGCAATTACACGTCCGGCTTTAAATGCGTTACTCATTTGTTTCGTATATTGAAATTAGACTACTATATTTAAAACTTCTCCATCCAGAGTTTTCAAGGTCATAGACTCGAACCGCATCGCTGACTTTTTCTGTTGCGATATTTTCTTTTATCGCTGATGGCAATAGATCTGCACGTAGGGTTCCTTTTAAATCTCGATACTCTCCATTGACTTTTTTAAAGGTGACGAGCATCACACGCTCACGTAAAAGTGTGAGCACTTCTTCAATTGTTGGCAAGCTATCTTGTGTCATAGTCTTATTATACACTTTTTGAGCAGGTTGTAAATGATTTTTTAAGAGATTGAGCGAAGCGCTTCTTCGACAATATAGTTGTCATATGCATAGACGCTCCGCGCAGTGACGATTCGCTTGAAGAGTTCGCTGTCTTCAATCTCGTCATATGTTTCCATGTCGATAACGATTGTGTCTACAATTTTGCCGCGAACGATCGTATCTCCAACGCCATAGACACGATCGTCATCATCGGTGCACTTGTATTGAATTATATTGTCCTCTACTTGAGTGTATTCTATTTGCATATTAGTGTCGTATTCTTGCGCTGTCTAGTTGCATTTCAAGGTCTCGTACGCGACAAAGAGTGTCTTGTAAGGCCTTTTTTAAATGTTCAGTTTCACATTCTGCTCCGTCGTACATCACGCGAAGTAAGTCTTCAGGAGACCGAATGGGGCGCATGTCTCCTTTATAGCCGGCATCATAGCCTTTGGCACCATATTCGTTTTCCAGAATATACCACATAATCCATCCATTCGGATCAAAGAAGCTGATGACAGTTTCAAGTGACGACCAGATTGTGTTTTGTAGAGGCCCTTCGATTTCAAGACAGCCTGCTGCTCTCGCTGCGGTGCATGCCTCGTCAAGAGCACGATACTCATCAAGCAGTCGCGTCAGTTGTTGCAGTGTGAGTTTCATATTACCAAGATGCCTGATAGAAGAGACGCTCTTTGTTCCAGTCAGTATATTCGATGAGTCCATAGACCATATCGATAGAGCTGCGTATCATTCGCCAATAACTTTCATCAACTTCAGTAGAGCCCCAGAAAAAGCCTTGAGTTGGAGGCAATGTGTTTGAATTACCAGACGCTGCGGTCTCTCGCAGCAGCTCTAAACATTGAGTCAACTCATCGCGTGTGACTTCATAGAGACCGCAGTCATCGATGCCAAGTTGAACGTTTGTGACAAACCACTGATGCAGCGCATTAAACTTTCTCCAGTATGCAACCTCTTTAAAAATTGACACGATGTCTGGAGCGCTTTCCGGATATGGCTTGTTGAGTGGCAAAAATTCAGCAAACTCTGGATTGTCAGCGGCTGCCCTGGAATTAAGCTCACTGAGCTGTTGTGCCGAATGATCGGTCTTCTTGGTTTTAAATATATACATGTCGAGTCCCATATGTGTGTCTGTTTGTGTTGTTTAGTACCAAAAATCTTCGTCTTTTACTGCAATCCAGACAATATAGGCTACAGCAAGAGTTGCTAAAAGAGCGATGATTAGAATCGTGAGCAGCATGATTAGAACATCTTGAAGAGTTTGTTAATAAAAAAGATGACCGTTGTAGTGACACATATTGTAGTCACAGAGTGTGTAATGGCTTCAGCGATTGTCATGGCAGTTGTTGCATCTGTTTGCGTTGCGCTTCAATCACGCGACGTGAAAGGTGTATACGATCATCCATAGCAAAGATCTCCCAACCATAGGTCGGTGTTCTCTCGTCTTTGAATGCAAACAGCCGTTGTATCAGTTTTTTAATCATAGATTCGTTTGTTGTTTTGGGTTTAGTCTTCGTATTCGTCGATATAAGCTTCTCTCAATTTTCTTGCAGCAATCTCATAGACTTCAAAAAAGTCTTCACGATTTTGCTTAGAGAGATTGAGCACCCTCTCACCTACAGTTTCTAGATCGGTACAGCCCTCACTAGGATCGTATGTGATATCAGCAATACTCATCAACAACTCTTCTTTATCAAAGAATGATTTGCTTATAGCGCAATTGCCTTTTTTGAGACGTGTGCCTTCATCAATGTATTGCCAACCATCGGCAAGATACTCTTCCAATTTGCCATAATACTGGCATGGATAGTATTGTACAATACTGAGTCTGAGATGTGCATCGGCAGGAGGACTGCCGATATACGCCGGCTTTCTTGCTCCAATGTTGTTGATTCTAATCTTCATAGTTTGGTTTTGGAATGTCATTGTTGAAAAGTTCTTTCCATTGTTCTACTGCCTTTTTTTCCTGTGAAAAGCGATACTCTTCGTGCATAAAGGAAAAATCAGTAAAGTATGCGAGTGCTCGATAAAGTGCATGTCCTCGTTCAGCGAGCTTGACGTTGAGCTCTCCTACCGGCTCACAGCAGTAGCATGCTCCTTCGAAGCCACTGCGCAGTCTGGCATTCTCTGCCCTAAGAGCGTCGATCTCTTGTTGCAAGTCAGAGAAACGACTGTCAATAATTTCGCGCAATGAGTCTAGTCTGTTCATGTTATGCTCCAGGTTTTGATCCAACTATAATCTGTGATTCGAAAGATTCATCACGAAATTCAAAGGTCATGACGTCTCCGAATGGTCCTTCTTCAATATCAGAAAATTCTACCTCATCAGTCGAAATCCAACCGTGTTGTCCAGCACGGACCCAAGTTTTTTGTTTCATATTAGTGTTCAAGCATGTCGTTAAAGTGTGGAACCTCTTCCCATCCAACCATCTTGCATTTATAGAATGTGCCGTCAATCTCGACTACATCACCGCGTGAGAGTGAGTGCAGCTTCGCGTCGGCAAAAGTCTGACGTACAAACAGTTGCTCAGCGTCAAGAAAACTTTCTGGAGCATTAGTCGCTTCGAATAGCCATTCAAGCATGTCATCAGCTCGCATGCAGCGAAATGTGATGTGTCGTTGGCGATCGTCGGCGTCATCAACAAATCGATGATTAAGGCTGCGATAGAGTGAAACTGTGGCTACTGCTGAGGTAATATCGGTGGTGGTCATATTGTTGCTTACATGGTTATTATACACTAAAACCCGCGGAAAGTACACAACTTTTTTCAAGAAAGTGCACTTTTTTCACATTTTTATGCCCTCGGGAGGCATTTTAGTCAATTCCAGGTCCTGGCCTGAGGCGGGTGAGATATGGGAAGCGCGGGATGCCATCCGGAGTCAGGTTGAAATAGGTGCATGTAGCAAATGTTCCGCGAAGCCGCTCTGCGTCCTTTAAGAGTTCCTTCAAAAAGGAGTGTGGACCTTTAATGTTGCTTCTAAACGTTTTGCCATCTTCTCTTTGCAAGACTGCATAGCCAGCCATGCCGCTTTTGTTGCCATTGCCTTCACAAATTTCGACGATGCGATACTCACCATCCTGAAACTCTTTGCGCTTGAGCAGCGTGTCGCTGCGCTTGCATTCGTATGGCGCGTCAACACGAACCATTTGGCCTTCATAGCCATCTTGCAAGTAGCCTTCATAGGTTGCGTCAAGGGAGATCTCGTCGCATACCATAGTGGTAGGTACATTAACAATGATGTTTGGATTTAACTTGAATGTGTTTGCATAGTATGCGGCCTGAGAAGAACGGGCTGAAAACTTTCTACTTGGGTCAACAGTATCATACCACCAAAATTGGATCTTATCTGCACACTCTTGCAGGTCTGCAGCGGACGGTTTGGTTTTTTTCACAAGACTGCAGATGCTGTTAAAGTCATCCTTATATTTGTGAGTGTAGAGCTCGCCATCAAGTACAAGATCTGGATGTGCCTTAAAGAGAGGAGCCAGTTCCTGCAAGATATGGGGAATCGTAACCCAAGGCTTGCCGTTTCTGGTAGTTGCCCCCTTTGCTGTGATGACTGCTCGTAAGCCATCAAGCTTTGGTTGACTATAGACGGGATAGGAGACTCGACTTTTGCGATCTTCCCATTTTTTAGCAAGCATTGGCTCAATATAGAGACTGCGATCAATGTCAGCAATTGACTCAAAGCAACCACTTTCCTTTTTCTTTTTCCAGAGTGCTTGCGCCTCGAAAAGTGCTTGAGCTGAAATGTCACGCTCATTTGCTCGGCCGACATTGGTGGCTTCACATGTGGTCCATAGCGTGGTCACAATCTTGCCTCCAACCTTGCCATGATGGGTACGACACCGTCCACCTTCGATTTCAATCGTCCATTCTTGAATGCTCCCAGTCGACGTACGACTGTATAGTGTAGGTAATTTCATACGTTATAAAGTTAAAGTTTAGCGCATGCCACGAACATATTCCTTTTCACGAAGCTTGTGATAGGTGCGTTCAAGGGTCTTCATTCCAGTATGGGTGCATACAATCCAACCGTCTGGTTGACGAGTAAACGTCCATGCTGCTCCGATGCCAAATCGTCCTCGTTTTGTGAAGATACCAAGGGCTTCGGCAGGGGTGCGAGCAAGCACAATTGCTTCTCCACCAGTTTTCGTCTTTACAATGTATTCTTTGTCCATAGTATGTGTATTTGTGTGTGAGAGATTAGAGAGAATAGACTCGACTGTGTTTGCTTTTGCAGATAACTTCACCTGCAAACTGTCCGCCAAGATAGCGAACACGAAGAGTGCCAGCTGGTGTGTTTGCAACTCGCTGCATAAGACATGCTTTTTCGTGATTTGCAGTTTTATAAAGTCCACCAACAGGGATCGCACTCAAAGGCCACTGCAGCTTTCGCGGAGTTGCCTTGATTGGTTTGAAGAGATGATGAAAGCGAACTGGGGTGGGAGACCAGCCTGAATGCTTGAGAACTTCAAGCACAATGAGCGGCTCATACCACTGCTCTTGAATGATATCAGCGACGCGATAGAGTGTGATGTTGTCATCAAAGTTGCTGTCTTTGATGATGTCTCCAATACGAACGTCTTGTTCGGAGATATGGGCTTCATAATCAGCGAGGGCAAGTTCTGCAGCTTCAGCCAGAGTGGCTGAGTATTCCTCGGGGCTGACTTCTATGGCGTAATAGGTGGTGGTCATATTGTTGCTTACATGGTCATTATACCATAAAACCCACGAAATGTACACAACTTTTTTCAAAAAAGTGAAAAAAGGCCCTGAACAGTGTCCCCGTATAGAGAATCTGACCTCCCAGGACCCAAAATTGGCATATTTTTTAGCCCCAGGCTAGAGTTGGGGGATGTCCCGTCTCAAATATCTGTAGAGTTCGAGTGTTTTGTGTATGTCATATGACGCGTCATGTGCCGAGGCTTCATCCCAACCAAGTTCAGCACATTCACACAAGGTTCCAAGCTTAAAGTTTGGAAGTGCTCCACGTACTCGCATTGTCATCCATGCCGCGGCCTGCATCACACAAATTGGTGGGTTCCAAAACCAACTGCCATAAAACGAGTCGCCATTCTTTTCAAAAAATTTACGAATAAAGTCAGAGTCAAACTTTGCGTTGTACGCGACAAAATGTAGCTTGTCTCTCTTGTCAAAACGATCACAGTGCCGTTCAAGGGTTGCAATTAGACTTGCATAGACTTCGCGAGCCGAGAGTGGAAGCGCAGCAAGCGAATCAAGTGTCATTCCAGTTTTCGCGAGAGCTTCAGGCTCAACATGCTCAAGTGAAAACGGACGAAAACGCCAATCTACAGTCTCGAGTGGATTCAGCTGTGCATCAGTGAGCACTCCGCTAATCTGAAAAATATCATTGAAGTTTGTGTCAAGTCCCGTAGTCTCGACATCTAGAAAAAAGTGTTTGTATCCTGGATAGTGTGTGCTCATAAATTGTTATATTTAGTGTTCTGTTGCATAGAGAGCCCCGTCACCTCCACGAAAAACAAAGCCTCTCACATATTGCGGATCAGGATCAAAACCATGACCAACCGGGACTACATTTCGCGGAACGATGCAGTGTGATCTGTAGCTGTAATGACTGCCATGGTAGTGTCGGCTGACAGGGGAGCCCCAATATGGGCCATATTCGACGACACAACTTGTCAAGCAAATCGTTGCGAGACCAACACACAACAAACGTTTCATGTTAAAAAATTTCATCTAAGTTTATAAACCCTTCAGAGACGAGATAGCTCACGAGTCTTTGCAGCGTAGGCAAGTCTGGAAGTGGATCAAATGTAAATGTGCCATTCTCATAATAGACGTCATGTCCATTCAGGTGCATAATTGGAGTTTGTTCAGTCATGCCATCACGTTCGTTAAAAATATATACAGGGTCATGAGAAAAAGTATAATCATAGAGATGCCCTGAAGAGCCTTTGGGGAGAGAAGTTCAATCAGGAAAAGTGCCGCAAAAATTTGCAGCCAACTATATTCCTTTTGAAAGAGTCGTTGAATTACCCAGTCTGCCCACATTACTTGTAGAATATATCCTCCAATGATAAATGCAAAAAAGCATATTATGAGGACGACCGCGAGAGGCTTTGACGTGACTTTCATGTGTTAGTCTTCAAGTGTGGTCGAAACAATAAAGAGGAGTCCGGCAAAGACGAAGTTGCCGCAGAGCAGCGACACTCCAATTCCAATATAGAGCAGCTTACGATGCTCTTGATCTGTCAATGTGACGATACGATTATACAGTGTTTTCATAGACTTTTCTTTCGACGACGTGAGCTTAGGACTGCAATCTCTTCCTCAATCGAGGCGATGATTCGACGATAGCTGTCAATGAGCGGAGCTGTGCTATATCCCGCGCGTCGTACAAAATAGGCTCCAGTGCCGTCTTCAATTTCCTGAAGACTTTTCTTATGAATTTCAAGGTCAGTTTGTAACATTTCTATGGCTGTCATATTATCGCTTACAGGATTATTATACACCAAAACCCACGAAATGTACACAACTTTTTTCAAGAAAAGTCACAAAAATTCTCAGCAAAATTATGAGAAATGAGTCTAATCCACCTTAACAGCCCCCGGTCATCCGTTCCGGAACTTTCAGGCAAGGTTTAGGTTGGCTTTATTATACCTGGTTGTTTTGGGGTTTTCTATGTACCATAGATTTATCTATATAGAAAACTCTTAAAATCTCACAGGAAAGTGAAAAAAGTTTATTTATTATGCCTCAAGAACACCTACAATATAGCGTAAGATCTTGCTACGCACAATTTCACTCTCTCCAAACTTGAATGTATGAATATGATGAGCCTCGGCGTCAGGAGTGTCAAATCGCTTGTAGATGTCTGGATAGCCTGAGAGTTTGCCAATATCAGACTGCTTCAGGTCACCGCATATGACATACTTGGTATTTTTACCAAATCGTGTAAGGATAGTCACAAGCTCTGAACGAGTGAGGTTTTGTGCCTCGTCGACAATTACGACACTGTCATTAAATGTGAGTCCGCGCACGAAATTTACTGGAGTCGCACTCACGACATTCGCGTTGCGAAGCTGCAGACATGTACTCTCGTCAGTGATTTCACGTATCTTTTCTAGGCACGGCATCGCGTATGGCAAGAACTTGTCATCAACCTCTCCAGGCAGGGCCCCAATACTGCGACTCGCACTTTCAATTACGCTGCGTATATAGTTTATGTGTTTGATGCGTTTGTCCTTGAAAAGCTCAAGTGCAGCGAGTACAGCAATATAGCTCTTGGCGCTACCGGCTGGGCCGTCTACAAAAACCATGTTTGTGTCTTCGGCCTTTATAGCGTCGTAGAAAGCTTTGTGAGAGTCATTGAAATGAAATGGCTTCTTGATCTTAAAGTTAAAGCAAAAATTTAAAGCAAGCGAGGACTCAATGTTGGTTGAGTCCTCGGCGTAAAGATCAGGTTTTGGAGCTGCTGCTCTTTTCTTTTTTTCCTTTTTTGGTATTGACATAAATTTTTAAATAAAATCCCAAACGTTTTGTGATACTCTTTTTAGAGCAAAATTTTGATTTTCTGAAATTGTAGGAGCAAAAAGCGCACCATTTATAATAACACTTGTATCAGCAATTAAATAAATTGGGCCAGCTCCACTAACTCGTCTAAAATAAATAATTGATTCTTCTGGCCAAGCGACGGTTAATTGTCGTGGAACTGTAACGTCTGTTCGAGTAATATTATTGCAACGAATATATTTACTAATGTGTGTGGTGCCAAGTGTCAAAGTAGAAGTTGTTATATCTACAGAACTATATTTTAATGCATTTAACTGATTTTGAACATTGGTATTAAGACCATCAAGATAACCAAGCTCAGTGGATGTTATTGATGACGAAGCAACTTTACCTTCATTGTTAGATATTAAAACTATATTTGAGATTAAATCTGCATCAGTTATAGTTTCTGCAGCTCCTACAATAATATCTTGTTTATTATTTAGTTGCCCTTGGATTGAGCCCGTAACACCGTCAAGATGACTTAATTCAACAGCCGTAACATCGCCAATAGTTGTGTTTGCTGGAAGAGTTGCAGATTGAGTAAAGACCGGACTTGTAAACATCGTCTCTTTACTCTCATTTGTGACATTACTAAGCTCAACAGCAGCCTTATTCAAAGTTTTCCAAGACTTGTTTCCGGCATAATATTGATTAGCAGATCCAGCTGTAATTAATGGTTGTATTCCGCCTACTGAAATTAGGCCGCTTGCAAAATTTGTGATGGTAATTTTCTTATTTGTACCGCCACCACCACTCATTGTAGTGGTGTCACTGACATCTACCACTTGTATTAGATCATTTCCAACAAGTCCGGTTTCTAATGATGTTAAATTTGAGGTCTTTGACATAGGCTATACCTTATTTATACTTTGCTATGTCACTCTCAAGTTCTGAGACTTGAGCCACTGTAAGTTGAAGTTTAGAGTCATAACGAGCACTTTCAATCCATGCCCCGTTGAATGTAGTGACTCCATTTTTAACCTTTAGCAGCTTTAGCGCAGTAGAGACAGCATAGCCCTTTTTCTGAACGACATAGTCTATAATTGGACTCTCTTCAGACGGCGCTGAAAATAGGGGTGTGACTGGAACTAGTGTGTCAGAACTTGCAGCCATGAGCGATATAAACCAATCTTTCTTTACCTTTTTCCCAGGACAGGTTTTACGAGTCTTTGGATCGTCTCGGTGGAACTTTAATGTTGTCTCATTGATTGGAATGTCAAGCCATTCAAAGAGCGCCTTTGCTGTAGCAGCAGCAGTCTTCATACAAGAGAGTCCGCGACCACTGAGTGGGTCTTCGCTGTCATAGTCACCAAGAACTTCAATGCCTATAGAGGTGCGGTTAAAGGACACTGCATGTATGCCTGGAACGGTCAGTGGTGTCATGCCAAAAATCTGATCTTCGTCGACGAAGAGATGCGGACCACGAGCCCAACCCAGCGACTTGTAATATGATTGTATGTTTAATATATGTTGAGCGAGAAAACCTTTTGGGCGCTGCGCTAGAGTCGGCGCTCCAGTATGGTGTATAGTCACACTCTTTGCATAGGACGGCCGCTTGATCCCCTTTAGATATTCTCTAAATGACTCAGGAGTCCAAACTCTACCAACGTTAGCGTATGACATATGTTTTATTTATTAGAGTTTCCTATAATAACTGCTCGACGATATGACCAGTCGCTATGAAAGCGCTGTCCGCGACCAACGAGTGTGCCTTCAGCAAATGTGTATGTCTGTCCGGGCACGAGTGTGACTGTGACAGGATCATGCAGAGCCGAGGCGTTCACGTTTGTGCGTGAGGCGTTTTGCGAGACGCTCCATCCGCAGCTTTGAAGCAGCATCACCAATGGCAGCAAGACGGTCAATTTCATCTTCTATGCGATCTATTTCAGTCTCTCGTTGCCATGCTACCCATGACGAGTAGGCAGTGCATGCGGCAGCAATGGCAGCGAGAAGAGCTTGCATTATTCACCTTTGTCTTTAGCCTTGCCAAAGTTTAAGGCAAGAAAGTCAATGATTGCATAGGCCTTTGACAACACTGTTCCAGGAGCAGGTGTTGGGGTTGCTGCAGCAATTGCACTAGCAAGAGCAATAACAGCTGTAACGATGCCGAACCAGCTTTGCGTCTGTACGAAGTTTATGAGTAGTTCCATATGCTTTAGTATTTGTTGTTAGACATAATATAGAGTCATTCACTAGTTGTATTTATACAAAAAGGCATATCAAAAAATGATATGCCTCTCTGATTCTATGTATGCTTAAACAGGTGTTTAAAACCCGTTTAGTTTATCGTATTCGCTCTTTAGATATTTTCTTACTGTATATTTTAGCCGCGACCCTGAATTTTTCAGAGCCTTTTGCTTTATATATTCCTTTATTGCCGCTTTATCACTTTGAAAAAAGCATGCACTTGACCCATCCGACCACTTCATAAGCATTACGACAGTGTCTTCTGGAGTCCCCTCTTTCATGCTCCATTGTATATTTTAGAGATGATGCCTTCAAAAGCTTTTACCTTGTCTAGCCGATTTGGCCAATAGATAT